TTTTAATTATATCTTTATCATCATCATATATTTTTTCTTTTTTATTTAACATATCATATGTTTTATATATATCTGTAATTTCATAATTTTTATATTCTTCTTTTATTTTTTTATATGTCGTCTTTTTAATATATTCTATATCCATATAATAATATAATTATTTAATTATCATATTATTATTATATTTATCTATAAAATTAAATATAAATTCTATTACTTTTATTTTTGTTTTATTATAATACCTTATATGTTTTATACATTCATTTTTATTAAATAATTTCACATCACCCACTTCTAAACATTGTAATTTATTTTTATTATTTAATATTAAGTTATCTTTATTTTTTAATATTCCTATATAATAAATATTTTTATAAACTATATTATTTTCAGCTCTAAATGTTTCAATAATAGGTACTATATTTTTTATTAATTCAAAATCATTCATATTTATATTTGTTTCTTCGCATAATTCTCTTTTAGCACATTCATAATTTTTTTCATTCGTATTTTTTTTCCCTTTTGGAAATTCCCACTCGCTTTCATCATAATTATTATTTAAATCTTTTATATACTTTATTATTTCATTATTATTTTTAAATTCTTCATATAATAACTTGCAATTATTATATTCTTTTATATATTTATAATTATCAATATCATTTATTACCCATAATTTTTTCCATAATATATCAAAATTATATTTTAATATATTATCTCTTTCTTTAATTGATATTCTACTTATTAATATCTTTATATACTCTATATCATTTATATTATATTTCCCTCTTATTATATCTATATAACAAAAACTATCTTTTCTTTTTATCATTACTATTTTTGGTTCATCTATAATACTTATTAATAATACTCCATAACTTACTATTGGTAAATTACAATATTTACTTATATGTCCTGATTTTCCACAATTATTACAATACATTTATCTTACATCATATATTTAAATATCTTAAAGTATATTATCAAAATTTTTTTCTTTTATTTTCATATATGGAATCAACTATTTGGGGACCACACGCTTGGATTTTTTTACACAGTATTACTTTAGCATACCCTGATAATCCTACTTTAGAAGATAAAAATAATCATAAAGATTTTTTTAATAATTTAAAAAATGTATTGCCGTGTCAAAAATGTAAAGATCATTTTACTCAAAGTTTACAAGAATTGCCTATAGAAAATCATTTAGATAACAAAGAATCTTTATTTCGTTGGTTAGTTGATATACATAATCGTGTTAATATTATAAATAATAAAAGAGAATATTCATATGATGAAGTTACCGAATTATATGAAAATATATATAGCAATAAAAATAACAAATTAATTAATAATAATTATTTATATATAATTCTAATTATTTTAATAATATTATTATGTATTTATTATATTCGTAAATAAAAATATTTATATTAAAAATAAAATATTAGTATTATTTAGTATAGATGTTTTTATTCCAATCATTTTTAAATTTTTATAATAATTATTATATTAATCAAGAATATATTTCTTTAAAAAATGAAAATAAAAAATTAATTAAAGAAAATAATAATTTAAAATATAAACTAGATGGTGTTAAATTAGCTAAAGATGAAATTTATACAAAATATCAATTATTAATTATAAAAAATTAAATTATTATAATTCTCCATCAAATTCTTCATCTAATTGTTTATTTTTTATAGATGTAAAAACGACGAATAATCCAAATAATCCTAATAATCCTAATATTATATAAATAATTACATAATAGAGATTATAATTATTTTTATTTCCAGATGACCATTTTTTTATTATAGATTCTATATCAAACTCAGATCCGTGCTCTTTTAATGATTCGGTCAGCAAGGCAGACATTTTCGGCGATTTCTTCATTTATATTATATATTATATAATTAATTATTATATAATTAATTATATAATTAATTATATAATGAGCAATACAAATGAATGTCCAGATTGCAATTGTCCTCAACTAGAATGTCCGAAACAAATTACAATGAGCGATATCATTAAAGCAGTAATGCCTGGAAAAAGTCCATATTATACTATTGGCGAATTTAAAATGAATGGAGAAAATATTGATAGTGAATTATTAACAGATGCTACTGATAGATGGGAAATGAATGTACCAGATACATCAACTATTCAACCACATAATCCAGCAGCACAAGGTATAATGCCATATAGTGATGCTATAAAAGATATATATTCACCATATAAATTAGATGATAATACAGATAGATTTAATATGGAAGAAGCAATAGATTATAAAATAGATGAAGAATTAGTAAAACAAATAAGAATACCAAATAGTAAAAGAAATAGATTTAGTGATAGGGGAATGAATAATTTGGCAGGACAAGATATAGATGTTTTTGTATAATGCGTTATACAATATATATATTAATATTTGTTTTTTTAAGATGACATCTTTATATGATCAATTTCTTTCAGAAAAAAATATAAATCATATGTATAATTTAATAAATGATTTAATACAAAAACAAATTGGAATAGATATAAAAACAGAAATTGAAAATTTTAATAATTATAATGAAAATTTAAGAAATATATTTATAAAATCTGATGCAACAGATATAGTAGGTTTAAATCGCAAATTATTATCATTTCATATTAAATATTTTATTGATAAATATAGAAAACCTAAAGTTGAAACAAACTCTAATGTAGGAACAAATATTCGAAATAAACCAATAAAAGAAAATCTTTTAAGAGAAAGTATTCCAATACAAAATCCTATTACAATACAAAATAATAATTCAGATGTAATGAAAGATGATAATTCAGATGTAATGAAAGATTATAATGATTTTATGAAAAATAGAGAATTACTTGTAATTACAGATAAAAATATTGATCCAGTTATTGATTCAGTTATTGATTCAGTAATTGATCCAGTGATTGATCCAGTTATTGATCCAGTGATTGATCCAGTAATTAATCCAATAAAAATAGAAAAGATAATATTAAGTTCAGCAAATAGAACAGATACAAAATCGAATAGATTTCATTATGAAATTAATTGTGATAAAAATATTAATAAATTAGAAAAATGTATAATACCGATAGAACATAGTGTTCATTTTTCTGTACCTATATTAAGATTAAGAATAAAAGAATTAAATTTAGATATAAATATGTCATTAAAGGATACATATAAATTAAATAATTATACTTATGGTATATATTTACCTGATGACCATATAATAAATAATATAAATAATATATTAACAATAGAAATATTAAGTATATATGATGAAAGTGAATATACAGATGATATAATAGAATGTAAATTAGATAATGATAAATGTATAATAGAAGAAGGTATTGAAGATTTCAAAAAGAATGATATAATATCAATAAATAGTAAAGAGTTTGTAAAAATAAAAGATGTAATAAAAGATGGATTACTATTAGAATATTCACCAGAATTAACAGATGAAAAAATATATATAATGAATATGAATTTACAAAATACTTTAATCTTTTATTAATTATATGAAATATATAATATTTTTTATATTAGGTTTAATAATTTATAAATTATTGAATAATGTTGATAGATTTAATATTGGTGGAGCATATATATATTCAAAAGATAAACAGGGTAATGATATTTTTTTACCAGGATATCAAACTATTTCTAAAAGACATAATATGTCTGATGCAATTGAATTAAATGATTATTATGAAGAGTTTAAAGAATATAAATTTAAAAATATATATGAAAATATTAAAGCCGATGCAGTAAGTTCAGATTTTAAGATTGAAGATATTGTATTAGGTAAATCATATTTTTTTAGAGATGATATGGCAAATGAAATATTTTTTATTAATAGAGATAATAATTATATAATTTCTAATAATGGAATTAAAACTAAAGAAATATATAATGAAATAGATGCAACATATTTATTTAATGGAATAATTGATTTAAAAACAGAATATAGTATAATACTTAATGATATTAGTAAATATAAAAGATTATTTGATAGAATGGAAGGTATATTAATGCTTAGAGATGTATTACCTTCAGAATTTAATTGGAGATTAGGAAATATGAGAAGTGTTGAAATTGAAGGTTATGGTGATACAGAAAAACCAGACATAAGATTATTAATAAATGTATATTTTGATGATTTTAAAGATGATAAAGGTGAACCATTAACATTATTTATGTTTACTAATTTAAGAAGAAATGCAAAACCTCGTTTTTATTTTTCTCCAGGAATAATGATGGGAATAGTAACAACTGATAAAACAAAAATGTTTAATATTTTATCACAATGGTATATAAAGGGTGGTTATAATGAACATAATATGGTTCCAGAATATTCCAGAGATGATAAACAGTATAATTACTTAAAATCTGATAATTTAGGAATACCAATATTACAAACAATCGCTGAATATTTAACAGAAAACTATATGGAATTATTTAAGTTAACTCCTGATATGTTTGCAGATAAAAAAATTGAAACTATGGGTAAAGAAGAATATGCTATATATCCGCATTTTGAAGAAAGATTGATAACACAAAGAACAGAAACTCCATTTATACCACTAGAAAGTTTAGGTCCATTTACAAAAGATGATTATTTATATATAAAATTAGGGACATTTAAAATAAACATATTTGATAATAATCCAGGAGATAATATTTTTCCAATAATAAAAAAAGAAGATGATAATATTATATTAAATTTCGAATTAAATTCCGATGATATAAATATAAATTTTAAAAATATAACTAATATAAAGATAGATACACAGCAATTTATATTAAATAAAAAAAAAATTACATATATTATATATTATTTTGATACAGATACAATAGGTAATTTTGGATTTGGAAATATAGAACATTTAATCAAAGATAAAAATGATATTGCTATTTTAGAAGATATTCATAAATATGTACATACATAATTTTTTATCAATTTAATTTTTCTAATAATTCTTGAAAAAACTTTCTAGTATCAGTTTTATTATTTTTATTTTTAATAAATTTATAATAATGATCGGGATTAATATTAGCGCTATGATTATTAAATTTTAATAAAATTTTGTCATCATTTATTAAATTTATTATACCACGAAATTCAATTTCTAAAGTTGAACAATTTATACAAATTAATGAATCATTTAAATATAAATTATCTGATTCAACTAAATTATATTTTTCAACTTGTTTAGATGTTTTATCATCTAAAAAATATAATAATGTACTGCGTTTATCAGATGAATAATTCATAATAGTTTCTAAAATGTCTAACATATAATATAATATAATATAAAAGATAATCTATAAATTAATATATATGGTAAAAGGGATAAGAGATCTTTTAGAAATTAAAACGGAATTAAAAGGATATGAAGAAGTAGAAATGCCTTATAATTTTAAACAAAATAGTCATATAAAATATATAACATTAGAACCAAATACAAATAGTGAAGCATTTTATATAGGTGGAAATTATTTAAGAATGGGAAATGAAAAAATATTTATACAAAATGGACCAGCAACATGGCCAGTTCAAGTTAAAATAAGAGATGATGGAAATAATATAATATATGAATCTAGATTTTTTGTTGAAGTAGATGATGATGAATTAGATAAATCTAAAGAAATAAAAGAATATGAAAAAATTATAAAAGCACAGCAAATGGTAATAGAAAAAATGTCAAAAACAATTAGAGAAGATAAAATAAAAATAAATAATTATGAAAATATTATCCAAAAATATAAAAATAGATAAATTAATAGAAGAATTAATGGAAGAATTAACAAACAAAAATATTTATAATTTTGTAAATTTAAAAGAAATAAGAAAATTATTAGTAAATTATCCACAATTATGTATAATGTTTGAAATGTTATGTATACATATAAATACTTTAATAGAAATTAGTGAAATAGTTTAAGTATATTATCCATTTCAATAAATATAACTGCTAATATGGCAAATACCAAACCAATATATTGATAGATTGTAAATTTTTCATCAAAATAAAAAACACCCATTAATGTTACTAATACAACTGTTGTAGCATTCCATAAAGCATTTGTTATAGCTATATTTCCATCTTTAAGTATTTCATATAATATATATGCAACAATACAGTAAATAAAAATACCTATAATAAAATATTTATTACGTTTATTTGCGGAATCTTCTATTACACCCATAGCAATTGTTTCTAGAACAGCTATTAATAAAATAAAAAGCCAAACATTATTTGAAAGCATATAATAATATTAGATATTTAAATTTGAATTATAATAATATTTAAAATTGAATTATAATAAAATATATAAAAAATGGATACTATTCAACAAAAAATTGAACTACTATACTTCCATCATATTATATCAACTAATGGAATAATTGAAGATGAGGGCGAACATAATGTTCCATTAGAACATGATAATAATATTAGATATACATTTACCGATACAAATGAATATGGTTCGAGAACCATATCAGAACAAGAAAAACTAAAATTTATTAATGATGCTATGGAAATTATGAGTGATATTCATTTATATATTCATCATATCGATAGTATGAATAAACCGATATATTTTATTCCTGAACAAAAACAAATTGATCCAGGAGCCCCTCCAGATCATGAAGATGAATATGAAAAAAATGAAATTGAAAAATTAAATGATGAAATTGATGAAATGTCAATTTAAATTTATTTAATGTTTTCTAATATTGTTATTCTATCTCGAATATTTAAAATTTCTCTATCATATGATAATTTTTTTACATATTCATCTTTGAAAAATTTATTGTCTAATACTTTTAAATATTCATTTAAATCTTCATTTATATTTATAATAGTATGTTCTAATTTATGTATTCTATCATGAGTATCGTCTTTATAATATCCTATTAAATATAATGATAAATTATAAATATATTTCATAATTCTAATTAATGGTTTAAATATACCATTAGTATAAAATAATATATATAATGGAATGAAAATTGTAGATATAAATATTACTAAATATTTATAATAATTGAGATAATAATCAATATCATATATTAAATCATTTTTGCAATCTAAAAATATATAATATGTTCTTTCAATCTGTTTTTCAGTTTGACATTTAATAAATTTTTTTACAATTTCATCACTATTCATATTAAATATGATAATTTGAAATTATTAATTTCAAATTTAAATATAATGTATAAAATGTTAGATTATTATGGTAGTATTATGATATCACAAAATGATTTATCAATTGATATAGCACAAACTCCAAAATATAAAATGTATAGTAGAGAATATATATTTGAAATTGTCAATTATTTATTTATGAAAAAAATATTAAATAGTTATAGTATATCTGGATGGCAAATGTTTCACAGAAAAGATGCAATTAATCATATAGATAATTATATACGATTAAATACTACAAAATGTAAAAAAATGTTAGCATTAATGTTGCAATTAACAAATAATACAGATTTAGTATATGAACCATTTTTATACAAAAAAATTTGTGATAATATTAAAATTAATTATTATAAATAATTAATCTATAATTAAGGACTATCCATAACAAATATTTCAGAGTGTATTTTTTTTA